AGCTTCATTGCATAACGAGCCGCTCTAATGGCATAGCTAGTCTTCGTTGTAAATAATCTAAGTTGATGTTTTCTGACTGGGTCTCCTGCCGCTAGAGCGACGTCATCTTCGTAGGCAATAGTTTCCATTTTATAATCTTTATCTTGGTCTGCAAATTGAACTTCAATAACATTCGGAATCTCTTTTATTGATTTCCAAGATTGGTTAAATGTATCTTTTATAATATTTCCCATACCAAATAATTGAGTTGACGACGTCGGCTTATCAATAACAATACCAAGCGCTCCGCCAGAATATAAAGGCATAGCATTAAATACGGCGCTTAATTGAAGCAAAGTATCTATTGCTCTTGTATTACTATCTATAACAACATCCATTCTAAATCTCTTCTCATAACTACCAGCACCATCTTCTAATCTTTCTTCGCAATATTTAGCCATTTCTAATAATTGAGCAGCGTCTAAATTGGTTGTACTGACAAATTGTCCTAATCCATATCTATCATTTACTAATAAATCTTTAAAGCACCAAACAGGATTTGCTGAATAGGCATCTATATATGTTGTTCCATCCCAAGCAAGTTCTGTACCATCGGATAACAGCTTCCACTTCTCATTTGTATCATCCCAATAATAATCGTCCCAATCAACATCGGTACCACCAACAGTTTTAATGTTCGGAACATTAACTTTCTTCCCTTTGACTAAGCTAGTTATGTTCGGAGTAGCTCCAGATAATTGGTCAGTAGCTAATAGCTTAATTCCTAATAATGCTGTGTTTGGATAGATTAAATCGTCTGTTTGCATTTCGTCTACTTCGGATAAAGTCAAATCTCCTGTATGATTAAAGTCGCTGTTATCACTAGTCTTTGTTATTTTAATATCATATTGACCGGCTGTTAAACCTTCTTTTCTAAATACTCTTCTAAGAGCTGTTCTCGATTTAACACTTACCGTTGTATCTCCTAAATCTGTATATGATGGGTCTGCATGTAATTTATATTGAACATTATAAGTGATAGCCCATGCGCTTATAGAGCCAGAGCTTGCACTTTGTTGGTATAATCCACTTGGAAAATATAACTTTAATTCAAAAGCTTCTACGTCACTATCTACGGTTGTATAAGTATATGGATTATCTTTTGCAAGAGTAGCCGATACTGTATAAACATTATGTAAATCTTCAAAGTTATCAATAAGTGTTTGTGAGTTTGTTCCCATTCTAGTATATTGAGTTATGCCATCAAAGTTAGCGATAGGATTATCATTAACTTTAATTGAAGATATGCTTTCAATTTCTCCTTCACACAAAGCAATCAAAATATTTAGATAGTTAACATCTCCATTCGTCCATATAAATTGATTGATAATGTTTCCAGCTACTCGATGTTCGCCATAAATAACACCAACAGGAGTTCCAACGTCTTGAGCTATTCTAGCGCCTTCCCATCCGTAGGTTGCGCTTCCTTCGTCTATACCAGAACCGCCAAGACCTATATCTGGCATCTTAGATTTCGTTGCGTATGAAATTATTAAAGATAGAGCTATTGGCGCCCAAATCCAAGCTGTTTGCACAATAAGATTAGCAATAATATAGAAATAAGCTATTGCCGGTAAAGCAAAATGAATATAATTTGTAATAATTATATCATCACCATCATCAGGAACAAAGGAAAGGTCTTTAATCTCTTTACCGCTAACAATAATCTTAGGGTTATCTAATTCTTTACCAATACCATTAATATACTCATTGACAGTCTTTCCGTTTTTATATGGAAACTCCCACTTTTCTCGTCCAGCATATTTAGCAAAGTTCGGCACCAGCTTAATAATTATCATTGCGTTTCCTTAATCTATAAAATCCTTCAATCCTATTTTTAATATTTTGATTATATAATCTAGCAATAACTACACCAGCTTGACAAGATTGGATAATTTTATTAGTGCTTAAAAATACCCCTCCATGATTTGCTATACCCATTCCATTATGAAACAATACAATATCAAGTGGCTCAGGATTTTCTACAATATCCCACTCTTTATAATAGTTTTCATAAAAGAAATTCTTTCCTTCAAACGACCAACCTGCATTATAGTTTTGACTAATATCGAACAAATCATAACCCATGTCTTTGTATATGCTCATTATAAGTCCATAACAATCTAACCCGTTCATATCTCTACCCATCATCTTATATGGAACGCCTAAGTATTTCTTAACAAGACTATTAATTATCTCACATATATGCGACCTATCGGTATGGATGGAAATCCTCCGAACCGAGTGTAATTCGCTAGTACCTTGCATCGCTGTTTCGTTTTGCTGCACGTTGTTTCTCCTCCTGCATATCCGCATTCTGTTGATTTGAAAACCCATGAACAATAATTTCTTGAATATTTTCTTGATGGTATTTGAACACTAAGCAAGTCAAACTTACTTGTTAATGTAAAGCTAACTGCATCCTGACTAGCTGTATATTTATCGATATAGAATATATCGTCCATATAAGCAGACGCATCGGCTAACTTATTTGCCCATACGGTTTTGATTGTAACTTTCTTTCCTCTTAAATCGTAATCTTCTAAATAAGACTCTATTAATCTATTTACATTTGCAACGTTAACAATAACAGTATCAATGCTTCCTTCAGTATTATCAGATACTGCCTCATGCGATATTGGAAATTTTGTATATGTTACTCCGCTATAAGTTATGTCCGTATCATATTCAGCAAAATTCAAATCATTACTAGCACCATCATAGTTATCTATTGTATATAAATATATAGGTTGATTGGTTGCTGAGTTCTTCTGGTCCTTAAATTCAGCATTAGTCGTTCTCGGCATTACTTAACCTCTATGAAAGTGATATCAAAGTCATATAATTCAAATGCGATTAAATTCCCATCGAATTCATCTGTGCTAAATCTAACAGTATATTCAGTTGAATCGATAGGATTTGTCCATGTGAATGAAGTTAATTCTCCTTCTTTCAAAACAAAGAATGCTTTAACTGCAGCATACTCTGATTGTGTTCTAGCTCTGAACTTTAGTTCAAATGTTCTTATTGGAGAGTTCCACTTCTGTCTTCTTTGTTCTACTCCGTTTTCAAAGTCAGAAACTAAAGTATTATACTTGGCTTGTTCTTTTGATACTCCATCAGGTGTCCATGCAAAATCGCTCATATTCTACCTCTATAAGTTTTGTTTAATTATTCCTCTAATTGCGCCATTCTTTAAAAACTCTTGTGTCACAGCGCTAACTAACATGTCTCTATTCCTATAAACATCTTGAGCATCCCAAGCTCTAATGATAAACGGTCCAATCAATGGTTGCTGTGCTCCTCTACCAATAGGATTTCCGTTACCCATATTGTTTCTTTCATATGCAGCGTTCTGTCCTCTTGATAATACTCTCTCTCCAGTTTGGGCGATAATAGGAACTTCGTCGCTTTGCAGCTTCATTCCATTAGCGGCTCGCATCTTTCCACCGGTATGATACTTCTTTACCATTCCGCCTTCATGCATAATCATCTTTAGCGGAACGCCCAATATAGAACCGTCAGCACCTCCAGCTATCATCATAAGTGCTTTCATTACCATTATCTTCGCAATAACATCCGTAATCATCTTTAAAACACCTTTAGAGAAGTCTACGAACACTTCTTTTAAGTCTTTAGTATCATTTGTTACTACGTCAAAGAATCCTTGAGATAAAGAAGATGCCATCAAGCTAGCTGTTCCCTTTACAATATCGGCAATTCCACTCCATGCCCTCTCAGTTTCCTTAGCAGAATCCAAGATTTCTTTCTTTACCATATCGTAATAGTTTGATATTATGCTTAATCCTTCACCTTCCGGTCCCCACTTTTCTCTCCAGCCGGCTACTTGTTTATCTAATTCAGCTAATTGGAATTCGGTATCTTTCATCATTAAAGATTTTATTTTCTTTCGTGCTTCTTTTAATATATCAAACTTTTCTTGTTCTGCTTTCACAGCTGCTTCTTTTGCTTCTTCGTCAATAGGAGATTTGAATGGATTTTTAGCATCAAACATATCATTCAGCTCTGTTGCTTCTCTTGCTATCTTTAATAATTTCTCGAATTCAGCTATACCTTCTTTTGCACCTTCACCCCAATCTACAATAGCTGCACCCTCTAGAGCTGCTAAACCATCTTTAACTTCTCCGAAATCTTTAATAAGTTCTCTTGTTCCTTCTCTGAACTTCTTTGATATATTTAAAACCGCCAAAGCAGTTGTTCTGCTAGCAATCTCCAGACCCATTATCCCAACTTTGATATATTCTATTACAAGTCTTAATCCAGTAAATAAATTAATTAAATTTCCTATTAATACTATGCCGCCATATGCGAATTGTTTTAAATTAGCATAAGCATCTTGAAAGAACTTTTTTAAATCTTTGACTACTTCTGCATATTTTCCAGTATCTTCTTTAGCAATTCTAATCATTTCTAATATAGAACGTAAATCCATCTTTAAATCTTCAAAGAAATCTTCGCCAATATCTTTCTTAAAATTAAACCAAGCATCTTTCATCATGGAAGTCATACCAGTCCAAGTCTTAGCTAACTTCTTTGCAGCTCCAGCATACTTCGCTGACATATTATCAAACTGTTTTAAGATAGTATCCATTGTTTGTTTGTTGGTATAGGATACTCCAGCTTTAAATCCTAACGCAGCTAAAACACCTCTATCTCTAAACATATCAGCCGCAGAAGCTCCAGCCGAATACATCTTAATCATCTGAGAGTTAACATCTCTAACCGCTATTCCAGTACCAGCAGATAAATCAACGATGATAGGCATTAATTTTTTAATCTCTTCTGTACCACCAGAAACAACACCAGCTAATTCTGTTGCAGCTCCCATAATCTCTTCATAAGTCTTTGGAACTCTACCTGCTAAATCTGCCATATCTTTAAAGACCTGATTACCTTTGACAACACTTTTAAGCAAAACAGTTAATCTTGTTTTCATATCTTCAACTGTACTAGCTGTTTTTATTAAAGCGCTTCCTATTTTTTTTATAGCAAGAACAGCAATAAGAGCAACAGCGGCAAATTTCATCCAATGTCTCCTCATCGCATCAGTTGCTCTCCTAGAAAATTGTCTTATATTAGTAAAAGCTTTCCTACTCTGACTTGAGAATTTATTCATACTGGCTCTAGCCGAAGCCATAGCTGGACCCATCATATTCTTAGCTCTAATAACTACTTCTAATACTTGATCGTTCATCTTTTCTTCCTTGATTTACTCTTAAGCATTTGTCTATGTTGATACATTCTAATCCTTTGTTCGATAATGTTAAAACACAAGATATCCCAATAGTCTTGGTCTAGATAGCCTCCCAGCTTCGGAAGGCATCTCAACTGTCCGTCTAACGAAGGACAACAAAACAAATACGTCATCAAAGGCTGTGGAAGTCTTTCGAGCTTTAAAACCTCTGCCACTGTTTTAAGCGAAGCGCCAGTCAACAAAAGCTCCACAGCCCTTGTTAGTTTTTTTCGTTTGTCTCCGACTTGTCAGTAGCCTTAAGACCATTATCTTCGTTAATCTTATTTACTAGAAACTGACTAACGCTAGATGGGATTAATTCCTTATTTGCTTCCGTACAAGGAACGTCTTTACCATCTAATTGTATGCCCTTCCAATCAACTAACCCGTAATTGATTTTCATTCTAGAAGATGTACCACCTAAGAACTCGACGCTATCATTCTTCATAACAGCAATCTTATCATCGATAGTATTTACTTCACGCATACTTAATTTTCTTAGAACAAATACTGCTTGTTCTTTCCCGTCAACCTCATAAGGAACGTCATATGTTTCTTTTGTGTTAACTAATTGCAACATTGTTGCACCTCCATCTTATTTAGACTACGGTTATTTTAATTGATTCTTCTGTACTAGGGTCATCTACATATGCTGTGAAATTAATCGTTTCAGCAATGTAATCTGTCTGACCAGATAGTGGTTGAGAATCGTCATCAAAACGAACCTTGTCTAAGGTTACTGTAAATGAGTTTGCGCCTCTTGCGTAAACTGCTTCCAACTTAACACTTTCCTCTGTCATAAATCTATTTCTTTGAGTTGTGTCTTCAAATAATAAAGTCATGTTTCCTGTTACCATACATTTTGTAGCTGGGATATCTCGTCTTTCTTTTTGATTTGTATATAAATCAGTAACAAGATTGTTGTTGATTGAGACTGAAAATGTCATTACATTTAAAATCTCTGCACCAGCAACATAAAACTTGCCTTCATTATGTAAAAATCCATCATCACCACTTGTATAAGATGGTGTGCTTGCAGTATAATCTGAGTATCCTTTTCCTTCAATGCTTGCAACGCATTGTAAAGGCGCTCCTGCAGCCGAAGAAATCTCTAAGCTAGAAATCATATCTCCACTTGTATAGATATCTCCTGCTTCTCTATCCAAAGTAATAACCATGCTATCTAAAGGTCGTTCTTCTGAATAAACAGATGAGGTTTGTCCTAAACCACAATTCCACCACATCTCTGGTCCGTCTGGGCTGATTGGAAATGTAATTGAACCAGTAATCCCAACATTTAATAATCGTCCTCCTACTTGCTGCGAAGTATTCATGATTCT